CCATTTATCTGGTATTGTTCAAAATTCTGCGCAATCTTAGACAACCATGGAAAGGTGGAAGGCAGCGCGGGATTAATAGGGAACTCCAAATTTTCAAAATCTGTTGTGCTTAGAATATCTGTAATATACTCCCTATGAACAATCCGGACCATGCCGGCGGCATTACTACCAAATACAGGAACAGTCGGGGAAACCCTACCAACTAAAGAATTATGAGTCACGCCGGATATATCGTAATCTCCCTGGCCGCTTATCATCGTCATAGCTCTTTTGCCTAGTGCATTCACTACGGAACCGGCTAAAGGTGCTATAACTCGTCCCGCTGCTTGCAAAAAAGAATTACCGGCTACGCGTCTTCGCTCTCGCCTTTCTGGGGCTGCTACTACTCGCGCAACTTTATTATAGCGTCTCGCTGCTTTCATTTCTTGTTTGTATGCTCTGCGTGGTCTGGGTGCTGCTGTGGCTGGTCGTCTGGGCATTATAAAATAGGATTTAGAAAATAATATTTAAATGAAATTAAATATTATATTTAGACTATATTAAAATTACTATATATTTAAAATAAATTTTTAATGAATGAGTTTTTTAACTCTTGCTTTAGGTGCATCATATACTATATTATACGGCATATCGTCTTTAGGAAAAGTATAAGGGACAAGCTCCAACTTTTCAGTTATTCTCCATATTTTAAAACGGTCTTTACTGTATAAAGTCAAGTCTATGCCTTTATTAGTAAAAACAAATACTCGCGGTTTTTCAATTCTAATAATTGCAGAGCTCTTATGCCTATAATCTACAAAGCGTCCGCCTTTAATTGTCTCTATAGCTCCAATTAGATTATGCATCTCGTCCATTTTCATAACTCGCGGCATATCTAATATAAAGGCTTTTACGTTTCGTCCTTTTTCGCCTAATCTATTAATCCGTGAATTAATAAAGTTATGAGCATCTTGAATAATTAATTTATAATCATCAATGCTCGGAAGAATATAACAATCGTTATATAATTCTAAATAATCCGCCATAAACCCTTTGCCATAATTGCCCGTCGGGTCAAATATAAAGTCTATCGCCCTATCATCGTAAATATTAGATAAATCTAAAAGTGATTTTTGAAAAGGTCTAAGCTTGTCGCGTGTTAATCCTCGCAAAGGTATAGGGATATACTGTTTTTCTTCGTCATTAAACTCTTTATCGGTCCATGGTCCGGCTACGCGGCTTTCTAATTTCATAACATAATTAAAATTGCGCTTTTTATGAACATCCTTTGAAGTCGGTGAAATTTTTAAAGATATATCTTTATCTAAATTTAAAGCTGTAATAAATAACTTTCTTAAAGCTAAATCACGAGTTTTACTAAATGTATTTAGTCTTACTTGAAAATGTCGAGTGCCTTTTTCTTCGCCCTCTTCTAATTGAAAAACAAATTTAGACGCTATAACCTTCAAGGCTTCGCCTATCATCACATAGTCATATGTTTTACCTTTCATTGTCTCCCATATCGTCACGTCAAACCCGCAAATGTTATTGGCCTGTTTGGTCTTCTTCTGTTCAGTCGGGTCGGTCTTCTTCTGGTCGGTCATTATAAATTAATATTAGATAATATTTTTTATTTAGGTCAATTAATTATTTAATTAATGGAACTATTTATTTTCTATATTTAAAACAAAAATTAATAGAACTATTTTTTTCTATACTTTTAAATAAATTTTATAATTAAATATGCCATATGTTTTATGCGGGTTAGTAAAGAGGATAAGCCGGCAAAAGGACATAAGCAAACCAAAATAAATTTCGCTTTGCTTATGCCCTTTTGCCGGCTTATCCTCTTGAAGCTTCGCACCCTTGAAAATATATGTTAGTTTGTTATATGAATATAAAAAAGGACATAAGGCATAAAAGGGCATAAGGTAAAAAAGGGATAGAAGCCAACACATATAAATAATTACTCAGTGGAATGATAAACGCACAAGGCTGCGGCGCTTGCGCTTGCCTTCGCCTTGCGGTTTCTAATTCTTTATAGTTTGCCTGCGGCTTATTTACCGGCGCGCCGGTCTTCGCTTCGCGTTGGCTTCTATCTATTGTCCCCACAAGTGAAAAATTAAAATGTTTCTATCTGGTGGGGAAAATATCATATGGCGCTCGTCACTTCGTGTTCGCTGTCAAATAACTCATATTGCATATTCGTCCATATGATATTTTCTTTATCCTTATATATAGCTTTGCGGAAAATGGAACTTCGGACCTATTATATAAAAAAGGCATATGTCAAAACATTTTATAAATTAAAATCTTAAAATAAATGGAACTTAACGGAACTATTTATTTATTTACGGAACTATTTTTATTTAATTTTTTTCATTTAATTAATTTCATTTAAATCTAATTGTTTCTATAATTCAGCATTTACAAGAGTAATATAGCATTCTCCTAAAGTAAAGGGCGCTGCTACTGTATTTCTTACCAATAGGGCCAATGCTCCTTGATTAGTTGAAAAAGTAAAAGACGCAGGAAGATTATTATTAACAATACTAAAAGAATATGTAAGCATTGCGCTTACGTCGTCGGGTGTTTGCCCTCCTGCTGTAATATTAGAATTATAAGGCCTACTGTCTGCTATTAATCCGGCTTTGGCCTCATTAGAACTATATATATTTCGTTCTGTTATATTTACTAAACTATTAAACGGGTTAGACGTGAAAAATTGAGTATTTTGAAGGGCTGTGGATAAATCGCCCGTAAGATGATAATTAAGTATATAATTACCGGCTCTACCTGGTGGAAAAGTAAATACAGTGCTAATTAAGCCGCCCGCTATTACAAAAGTTTGAGCTATTGAGACTCCTAACGTGTTAATTTTGACTAACTGTGATGCGCCTTGTCCTAATAGTGCGCGTGCTCCATTGACATCTTGAAATTGTAAGCTATAAGTGGGAATTGTTAGACCTGGGGCCAACAGACGACTTTTCGACATTTGAATATCGTAACTAACCCATAATTCTCCGATGTTCGCGCCTATTGCCTGCATACCTACGGTGGCAATATTGAAGCGGCCTAAATCATAAAATCTAATGTCGCTTGCTCCTATGTTTTCAAAACCTGTTCGAGTATATAAAATATTCAAAGGGCTTTGAAGTGGTGCGCATTCAACTGCGTGTATTGTTGATAAGCTGGGCTTTGTTGAGCATGCAAATAAAGCATTCTCCATTTCGAGCTTATTTTGATAGCCTGGCGCCAAGCTATTATATTCTGTCGCCATTACTATATATCCTAATGCGGTATTAGTTGAGTTAAGGGCATCACTGCTCCCGCTTTTAAATTCAAATATTAATCCATTTATCTGGTATTGTTCAAAATTCTGCGCAATCTTAGACAACCATGGAAAGG